GGTATACGGTAACGCTGAGGTATACGGTGACGCTAAGGTATACGGTGACGCTTGGGTATACGGTGACGCTTGGGTATACGGTAACGCTAAGGTATGCGGTGACGCTTGGGTATACGGTAACGCTAAGGTATACGGTAACGCTGAGGTATACGGTGACGCTTGGGTATACGGTGACGCTGATTATACAACAATCAAAGGGTTTGGAACTGTACAACGTACCACAACATTTTTTAAATGTAAAGATAACATTGTAAGGGTTGTTTGTGGTTGCTTTTATGGAACTATAGAAGAGTTTAGAGAGCAAGTTAAAAAGACACGTGCGGGTAAAATTGCAACTGAATATTTATTAATAGCTGACTTAATGGAGCTGCATTTTAAGGAGGCTGAGTAAATGAAAGAGACACTAAGAAATATTGGTGAGGGTGTAGCATTGTTTTTAATACTTGCCACATTTTACTTCATAGGTTGCTTATTTTAGGAGGTCAAATATGAAACGTTGTAGAATATGTGGAATTATAATGTTTAACTGGTTTGATTGTGACGTATGCGAATGTTGCCTTGACGAAATGGAGGACTGTGAGTAATGGCAGCTGAGAAAAATTTTGAAAATAAAATAAAACAATGGTTAAAGGATCATAATTGTTATCACGTTAAATTTTTTGCTAACCGTATGACTAAAACCGGTGTACCCGACATATTAGCAAGTGTTAATGGCTACTTTGTGGGTATTGAGGTTAAAGCTCAAAACGGTAAACCGTCAGAGCTACAGTATTATAACATACGTAAAATACGAGAGAGCGGCGGTTTTGCTTACATAGTCTACCCTACAGGGTGGGAGGACTTGCAGAGGATTTTAGAAAAACTATTAAATGATGAATTTAACAGATTAGACGAAAAGGAGGTCTTAAAGTAAATGGAAATAAAAGAGTATGTTATTGAGTGTCTTAAAAAGACAAATAGAGAGGGTATAGAAGATTTAATACAACATATGGAGGATATAGGTTATTTTACAGCACCTTGCAGCGGTAGTTATCACTTAGCGAAAGAGGGCGGACTTATGGAGCACTCTTTCCACGTGCTAGGACTTGCGGAAAACTTGGCCGTTAAGTGGCTGGGAACAACTGAGTATAAAAAGCTATATCCTAGTATAGTATTATGTGCATTACTTCACGATTTAGGAAAGTGCGGCGACTTTGGAAAGCCTAACTATGTACCTAACGTATTAAAGAGTGGTAAGACCTCAGATAGTAAACCGTACACAACTAACCCGGACTTGTTGTATGTGGATCACGAAATAAGAAGTATTAAAATAGCAGCTATGTTTATTGATTTAACAGAGGAAGAGGAGCACGCTATTTTATACCACAACGGCTTATACGGTAATTTAAAGTATGCTATACAGGGTAAAGAAACACCGCTTTATATGATTATACATTTTGCCGATATGTGGGCTAGTAGAGTTGTAGAAAAGGAGGGTTAGTAATGGCAACGTTGATAAAATGCGACAAATGCGGCGTGACTATTGACACGGGTATTTATAAGTGTATTAAAGGTTATGTACCAGCTATTAAGCATATGGGTATTGATTACCCGAATAATGAAATTGACGTATGTAATGAGTGTTATAACGAAATTTTTAATATTAAGGAGGATAATAAGTAAATGGGAGTTTTAGTTTGAAGAGATATAAAAGGTTATGAGGGGCGTTATATGGTTAGCACAGACGGAAGAATTAAGAGTTTAATTACTAATAAGATTTTAAAAGGTAATGGTAATAATGGTTATTTATCAGTTGAATTATTTAAAAATGGAATATCCAAAAGACTTTTAATTCATAGAATTGTTGCAGAGACTTTTATATTAAATCCGTTAAATTTACCGATTGTAAACCATAAAGACGAAAACAAACACAATAATTGTGTTGATAACTTGGAATGGTGCGATCAAAAATACAATGCTAATTATGGTAACGCTCAACTTAAAAAAGTGCAAAATAGAAAAATAACAGATAATGTGCGAAATGCTGCTAGAGTTAACGCACTCACACGTTGTATATGTGTTTTGCAGTTTTCAAAAAATGGTGTGTTTATTAAAAAATATAAATCGGCTATGGAGGCACACAGAGAATTAAATATAAATCCTAGCCACATAACAGAAACTTGTAAAAATAAAAGGAAAAGTGCCGGCGGTTACGTTTGGCGATATGAATAGGAGGAATGACTTATCGGAGTTTTAGTTTATATTTTAGGTAGAAGTGGTACAGGTAAAAGTTTTTCAATGCGAAACTTTGACAAAAAGGGTTTAGGAGTTGTTAACGTACAGGGTAAGATTTTACCGTTTAAGGGTGCGGGATCTATTGAGGTGGTTAATACCGATAATAGCGACGACATTGTAAAAGCGGTTAAGAGACTTGCTAAGTCTTACAAGTCTATAGTTATTGACGATTATCAATATGTAATGGCTAACGAGTTTATGAGAAGAGCAACGGAGCGAGGCTATGACAAATTCACAGAGATTGCCCGTCACGCTTGGGATATTGCGGACTGTGTAAGAGAGTTACCACAGGACGTTATTGTATACATTATGTGTCATACTGACACAGACAACGAGGGTACAGAGCGTTTAAAGACTATTGGTAAATTACTTGATGAAAAAATTTGTTTAGAGGGTATGAGTACCATAGTATTAAAGACTAATGTTAGTGACGGACAGTACACCTTTTTAACTCAGAACAACGGCAAAGACACCGTTAAAAGTCCGGCCGGTATGTTTCCTAGTTATGCGATTGATAACGACCTTAAATACGTTGATGAAAAAATCCGTAACTACTACGAGCTAGGGGAGTTTTTAAGTGACGAGGATATTGCAGAGCTTGACGAGGAGGTTAAAAAGGACAATGTACCATTTACCGGAGGTAAGACAACAAAACGTAGTAGACGATCTAACAGCGACACCGACAACAACACCGCAGAGAATGAGGGAGTTAATGAGGTGGCAGAGGAACGACCAAAGCGTACACGTAGAAAGTCTACAGACAATGAGGCAGAAATTGAAGAAGTAAAAGAGCGTAACGCTGAAGCCGTAGCAAATGCGGGGTTAAGCGAGGACGGCACAGACAAAGAGTTTACAAGTGAGGATATGCCTGAGGTTGAACCCGTACCACGTCGTAAGCGTAGAGGTGCAACCGCTGAGACACCGGAGGCAGAGGCTAAACCTCAAATTATGACACCACCAGCGGAGGACACCGCAGCAGAAACAGAGACAGCGGACGCAACACCAGCACGCCGCAGACGTAGAAGAGTATAAAAATTTTTGATTAAAAGTGTCTTAAAAAGACATTTTAAAAAATAATTTTAATTTTAAATTTAGGGAGGTTTTATATGAACGAATTACAGACAATTTATGACGACGTAGCCGCTTTAACTGAGAGAGTGGCAGCACTTGAAAATGGTATGAATGGGGTAATGTTAGAGTTAAACACTTTAGGAGTTATGACACTTACAGAGGGTGCGGACATACACGAGTTACCTATTGGTACGTATTTAATACCTAGTACAGCCGTAAGCTCAACACTCTTAAATAAGCCTGAGGGAATGGGTAACGCAACAGGAATTATTAAGGTTGTGAGTGGAGGTGTGGACGGTCAAAAGACTGTTTATATTATGCCTTGTGTAAAAACTAACCCTAGTTACTATTACGCCGCATATTATCAGTTAACTTGGGGAGCTTGGAATACAGTTAATTTACTAGATAGCGGTTGGCTTGATTTACCACTTGCAACCGGTATAACAGCATATAGCGAAGGTCAAAAGCCACGTTATAGACGACTTGGCAAAGAGGTATTTATAAGCGGTGTATTAAAAGGAGTAACCGAAAAAGATCAAGTTGTAGCCACATTACCGGTTGATTATAGACCTAGTAAAAAGGTTATGTTGCCGGTTGCTTGTGTAGGGCAAATGGTAGGAAAAATAAGCCTAGAGACTAACGGCGAAATTATTTTAAACCGTACAACCATTGAGCCGGTAGTTGCTGAGAATTGGCACAGTATAGCTTGTAGTTTTAATGTAGATTAAGAGTTTAGGAGGATATATAAAAATGGATTTTAGCAAATTTGACAAAGAGGTAAACAAGGATCAGTTGATGAAAGACTATGCGGAGGCAAAGGAAAACGGCGGCACAGGTGACTACGAAGAGACACCGGCCGGAGCTTATGTAGTACGTATTGAAAAAATGGAAATCAGAGAAACAAAGGAAACTAAAGAGCCTATGTTTAGTTGTATGTGTCGTATCGTTGAGGCTATTGAAGAGGAAGAGTTTGGGGACGGTACAGCAATTAAGAACAACGACAAGGCTATTGAGTTTATGAAGAAGTTTAAGAGTGGCAAGACACCTTGTTTATTCTTTAACCGTAAGATTTACGGCAATAAAAATTCTGACAAGTGGAATGACGGCAAGGCTATAGCAACCGTTACAGGTTGGCTTGATAAATTAGGGACTGAGACTGTACCGGTATTTGAAAGCTATTCACAGTTTAACGATTGTGTACTTGATATTTTCGAGGAGTGCAACGAATTTAAGTTACTCTTAGAGGTTGATTATAACCCGGACGCATTTAACCCTATTTCTATTAAGGGTGTATTTGAGGAGTAATTTAACTTAATTACATACGGCGTAGTTATGAGCTACGCCGTATTTTAAAAATTTTAAGGTGATTTATTATGAGTAGTACAAACAGGAGTAAAGCAAGACACCATAAGTTAAAACAAAGTGACGTTGATTATATCAAACGCCATTATAAGAGATATGACAAAGTATACGGAGCAAAAGCATTAAGTGAAAAATTTAATGTGACAAGTAGTTGTATTTGTCAAGTTGCTAGCGGTCAAACGTGGGGAGGTGTGACGTTATAATTAACTACTTTGACTTTGAGGTATTTAAGTACGATTGGTTAGTCGTAATAATTAACCCCTTTGAAAAAAGGGTTGAGCGTATACATAACGACGTTGACAAGCTCAAAAAATATTATGAAGCTCATAAAAACGAAATATGGGTAGGCTTTAACTCAAGACACTACGACCAATACATTTTAAAGGGCTTATTGTGCGGCTTTAACGCTTGGGACGTTAACGACTGGATAATTAACAAAGGTTTACCCGGTTATCAATATAGCAGCTTACTTAAAAAAGTACCGCTTATTAACTATGATGTAATGTTACTTAATAGCAGCTTAAAACAGTTAGAGGGTTTTCAAGGGCATAACATACACGAAACCGGCGTTGACTTTACTATTGACAGGCCACTAACAAAAGAGGAAATAGAAGAAACTTTTAATTATTGTCAAAACGACGTAGAGGAAACTATAAACATATGGTTAGAGTGTAAAAGCGACTTTGACGCTCAAATGTCACTTGTTAAAATGTTTAATTTACCTCTTAGTGCTATGAGTAAGACAAAAGCTCAAATATCCGCTCAAATATTAGAGTGTGAATACACTAAGCGTAACGACGAGTGGGAGTTATACATATTAGATTGTATACAGTTTAACAAGCGTAAATATAAGCGTGTTGCTGAGTGGTTTTTAAATAGCGAAAACCACAATTACAAATGTAAACAGTCAGTTGACGTTTGCGGAGTGCGTCACGATTTAAGTTGGGGTGGTATTCACGGAGCTAAAGAAAAGTATCATTATAAATGCGATAAAGACCACTTAATTATACACGTTGACGTTGAAAGTTATTATCCACGTTTGATGATATGGCATAACTTGTTAACACGTAATGCAAAGAGACCGGAGCGGTTTAAGGATATGTTTAATTTACGTATGGAACTTAAACACGCAGGAAAGAAAGCAGAGCAAGCACCGCTTAAAATCGTTATCAATGGTACGTTTGGAATATGTAAGGATAAAAACAACGCTGCATATGATCCACGTAACGCTAACCTTATATGTATTAACGGTCAGCTTATGTTACTTGATTTGCTAGAAAAATTAGAGGACATACCAACCTTTGAGCTTATACAGTCAAACACAGACGGTCTTATTATTAAGATACATAGAGCGTACTTTGATATGGTAGACGACGTATGTTATGAGTGGGAAACAAGAACCGATATGAAACTAGCATTTGACTACATAGAAGAGATATGGCAAAAGGACGTTAACAATTATGTATTTAGACAGTTTGACGGCAAGATTGAGCGTAAGGGAGCTTACGTTAAAAACTTGTCAAAGATTGACTACGATTTACCTATACTTAATAAATGCTTAGTTGATTATATGCTTAATGGTGTACCGGTTGAGGAAACTATAAACGAGTGTGACAACCTTATAATGTATCAAAAGATATGTAAATTAACAAGCAAGTTTAACGGCGTTACTCATAACGACAAAGAGTATAACAATAAGTGTTACCGTATATTTGCAAGTAAGCGAGAGAGTGACAGCACAGTTTACAAGACTAAAGAGGTTGACGGTCAACAGCGTTTATATAAGTTTGCTAATACAAGTGACAAAAGTTTTATTGAAAACGGCCACATAGTAGGCGTTAAAGTGCCTGAATATTTAGACAAGCAATTTTATATTGATATGGCAAAAGAGCGACTAAGACAATACGGAATTTAAGGGAGGTTTAATATGAATTTAGAGAAGATACACAGCAGTATAAGTAAGGCGGTGTTTAACCTTAAAAACCATACGTTAGGTGTGAGTGCTGACGCAACACACGTATTTATAGGTGATAAACACCAGGTATACAGAATTAACAGAGACGATTTTTTATTTAGTACAACGACTTTGTTAATTAAAGGCGTTAAAGAATATGCAGTATATAAAAGAATATTTGAGAGTACACCAGTTACGCCGGCTATTAAGACCGGTAACCTTAGAGACGGTGTTAAACCTAATTACCCATTTATAGAGCTTAAAGCTGGTGACGAACTTATATACATTGACACTCAGTATTTAAAAAACTTTGATAAAGGTTGTACGTTTACAGGCACTAAGTATAATACACCCGTTTACGTTTGGGAAAACGGCGAGTGTGTAGGTATGGTGTTACCGGTAATTGTTAAAAAATAATTTTAAAATTTAGGAGGTTGTTAAATGATTGAGTTATATAATGAGGACTGTTTTAAAACAATGAGTTTACTTGATAAAAACAGTATTGATGTAGTTTTAACAAGTCCTTTTTACAACACTAATAAAAAAGCAGGTGACAGCCGTACATTGTTAAATTCAAAAGTCAAGTCATACGCATATACAAGATATGACAAACACGTTGACAATATGACAAATGAAGAGTATTGCGACTTTACGGAAAAGTTATTTAATGAGTTTGACAGAATACTAAACGCTAACGGTTGTGTACTCTATAATATTTCTTACGGTTCAGAAAATACAGAGTGTATGTTTAAGGCGGTTAATAGAATTATTGAAAAAACACAATTTACTATAGCTGATGTTATCACTTGGAAAAAGAAATCCGCCGTACCAAACAACGTAAGCAAAAATAAATTAACTAGAATAACAGAATTTGTTTTTGTATTTTGTAGGCGTGAGGAGTTTATGAGCTTTTATATGAATAAAGAAATTAAAAGCTATAGAAAGACCGGTCAAGCGTGTTACGAAAATATGTTTAACTTCATTGAGGCTAAGAACAATGACGGAGCGTGTGAGTTTAACAAGGCGACTTATTCAAGTGAATTATGCGAAAAGCTACTAAAAATGTATGCACCTGAGGACAGTTTTATATATGATCCGTTTATTGGTACAGGTACTACAGCCGTAGCGTGTGAGCGTTTAGGTTTACATTGTGTAGGTAGTGAAATATCAAGTAATCAAGTCAAATTTGCGGTTGATAGACTTTATAAAGAGTTTGACTACTTGGAGGGCAACGAGGACGCTTTATACTATGAACTTAACGAGCAAGCAGCAAGTTAATTTTTTTAACGCAAAGTGTCTTAAAAAGACACATATATTATAAATTAAAGGTGATGTTATGACAGAATTATTTAAGGGGTACGTCCCTACGAGATCAAAAAAATGTCAAATGGCTTTTAAAAATAAAAGCGGTGCGGAGCTACTAACATACGAGCAAGTAAGCAATATGAGAGAGTACGCCGGTATACTTGACGACGATATTATTTTAGTTGATATAGACGACAAGGGACAAAGTGACATTTTACTTAAAATTGTTGAAGATAAAGAGCTACTATGCAGGGTGTACGAAACTAGCAGGGGAAAGCACTTTTTATTTAAACGTGGAAATGTTGACAGGTGCGGCACGCACAAAAAATTAGCAATAGGGTTAGAAAGTGATATTAAGGTGGGTTGTAGTAACAGCTATTCAATACTAAAGTATGACGGCAAAGAACGACCTATTATATATGACATTTTACCGGACGAAGATTACGAGGAAGTCCCAAAGTGGTTAACCGTGGTTACTCATTCAATGGACTTTTTAACAATGGACGAGGGCAGCGGTAGAAATCAGGCGTTATTTAATTACATACTAACTTTACAAAGTGCGGATTTTAGCATTGAAGAAGCAAGGGAAACTATACGACTTATTAACGACTATGTGTTAACAGAGCCGCTAGACGCTGAGGAGCTAGAAACGATACTAAGGGACGATAGTTTTAAAAAGCCTATTTTCTTTAATAAAAATCAATTCTTGTTTGATAAGTTCGCTAACTTCTTAAAAAACAATAGCCACATAATAAAGCTCAACGGACAGTTACACATATACAAAGAGGGTGTATATGTACCGGGTAGGGCTAATATCGAGCAAGCTATGATCAAGTATATACCAAATTTAACAAAGGTTAAGCGTAAAGAAGTATTAGACTATTTAGAGTTGATAGTTGCAGACAAGAAAAGACTTGATACAAGTAACTTTATATGCTTTAAAAATGGCACGTATGACATTATGAACAATAAGTTAATAGAGCATACACCGGATATTATAGTCACTAATAAAATTAACTTTGACTATGTGGAGGGAGCTTATAACGAAAAGCTAGACAAGGTACTTGACAAAATAAGCTGTAACGATAAGGACATAAGGGCTTTATTGGAGGAAATAGCCGGTTATACGTTTTATAGACGTAATGAGCTTAGAAAAGCCTTTATATTGGTTGGTGATAAGGCAAACGGTAAGTCTACTTACTTAGACTTAATATGTCATATGCTAGGTGATGAAAATATAAGTGCGTTGGATTTAGCAGACTTAGGAAGTCAGTTTAAAACGGCAGAGATAGCCGGTAAGCTACTTAATGCCGGTGACGATATAGGCGACGAGTTTATTAAAAACCCGGCCATATTTAAAAAGCTAGTAAGTGGCGACCGTATCACGGTTGAGCGTAAGGGCATTGATCCGTTTGAGTTTAACAACTACGCTAAGTTTTTATTTAGTGCTAATAACATACCACGTATAAGGGATAAGAGCGGAGCGGTATTAAGTAGACTTATTATAGTACCTTTTAACGCCAGCTTTTCAAAAAATGACGCAGATTATGATCCATACATTAAATATAAGCTGAGAAGTGAAAGCAGCATTGAGTATTTAATACAGCTTGCCATTAAAGGTTTAAAAAGAGTGTTGGAAAATCAGGCATTTACTCAAAATGAAGCTGTACAAAAAGAGCTTGAAGAATACGAGGAAAACAACAACCCTATTATTTTATTTTTCAAGGAATACGGCGAAGAGCAAATTATTAACGAGAGTACCAGCCGTTGTTTTATGAAATACAAAGAGTTTTGTATTTCTAATAACTTTCAAACAATGTCTCAGATTGAGTTTAGCAAGACGGTTAAGCGTCACTTTGATTTAGAGATTGCAGAAAAGAAAGTAGGCGGCAAGCGGTACAGAGTTTTTGTAACAAAGGAGGTTTAATAAATGGATAGAATAGAAAAATTAAGACAGTTTTTAGTTGGCAGAGGTTTTAAGGGTACGCAAACATTTGATACTAGAAACATAGCGGGGGACTTAATGACTACTGTTTATGATAATGATGGTATTACTGTAGATTATTGTTATCACTATGAATATTTAGAAATCTTTGGCTTGTCTGAGGAAGAATACGAAAGCCTGAGTGATATTTTGAATATTTGTTAAAAGGGGGTTAAACCTTTGGGTGTATTGTGGGTGATATTGATAACGACCATTTTATACTTGATTTTAATATTTTTAGATAACTAGGGAGGTTTTATATGAGTAGTAGTAAAAAGTGTATGAGCTGTAAATACAGTAAGCCTATACACGGCGGAGGTATTAGATATATGGCAGACATATATTGTGACTATTTGAATATGACGTATGAAAGGCGGCCTTGTAAACCCGGTAACGATTGTACCGTGTACGAGAGGAGGGTGCGAAAATGCCGAACAGTTTAAGAAGTAGGTTAAACACTTTAAGACACAAAGGACAAATTACTACTGAGGAGTGCGAAGCACTTAAACTTAAATTAGACAATCACGACAAGGAACTTAGAAACAAAGTTATTAACGCTTATATGTATTTGTTGTGTGAACATTGTATACAACAGAAAAATGAGTGTTATAACCTTGACTGTCCGTTTTGTGAGGACAGTTGCGAAATTGTCAATATCGCAGAACAGTTAAAGGCAGGTGGTGTTTAATGGCTACTATTTTAAGTGACATAAGCAAACTAAGGCTTGAAATGAAGATACTTCAAGCAAAAATAAAAGGGCTATATAGAAAAGGTTGTAGTTGTGCTGAAATAGCCGAAAAATTAGACGTACCGGAAAAGTCAATAAGAGTTATTGTTAAGTGGTTAACTAAAAAAGGACTGATTAACAATTTTAAAAATGATCATAAATTGCATAAAAATATATGCACACGTATGTAACGGTACAACTATTTGACAACTATTTGACAACTATTTTTTGAAAATAGTTGTACCGCTTGAAGCCTTATAAAATAAGGGTTTGCGGGCTTTGGTACAACTATACGTACATTTTTCTTTTATTCCTGTAACATTTTAAAAAAAGTACAGCTGTACTAATTTAATA